TCGCTGTTGGTGCTGCTTACGGGCTTTACTACTTGCGCCAATGGCTACGTTACCGAACACTGAAGCGACATCACGATAAGAGGATTGTCAGGTGAACAGGCTCGTCTGCCTAACTCCTTTCTTCCTAACAGGTTGCCTCACTAACCCGCCGCAGATGCCGATTCTCACTTGCGCGGGTGAATGTACCTACTACGGCCCACCACAGCGCAACCCGAACGTGGAGATGGCCGAAGTCTTGACAGGCGGAGTGGTGAAGATGGCCCTCGGGCTAGCGAACGCGAGTGTGTTGAAGAAGGCGTTTGATGGGAATAGTAGCAATAACACTATCGAGCGCACCACCAACAACTCAATTACTGACCGGTCTGCTGTCTCGGATATTAGTAATAGCGAGTCGGTTAGTAGTGAGTCGGTTAGTAATACCTTTATCAGCGATACGAGTTCCACCAACGTATCCTCTTCCATGATTTCAACAGGGGAGTGAGGAAGAAAACGAGCGAAGCGAGGCGCTATTACAAAAACCATAGAACGAGCGAAGCGAGGCGCTACAACAATCGCTCGTAGGTTTACGCGAAGCGAGGCGCTGGATGGAATAAATTAACCTATACCGGATTAAGGAAAACCATAGACCCTAGAACCTCCTGGAGAACCAAGATGCAAGATGAAATGCTCCCGCCCAAACCGTGGTGGCTGTCTCGTGGTATTGTAGGGCCGGTTATTGCGGCCACTGCGATGGGGGCGCAGGCCGTGGGTGTTGACGCTGACGTATCAACCCTACTCAACGGAGCGCTGGATTTTCTTATGGTAGCTGGCATTGCGCTGGGCTGGTGGGGCCGCGTTGAGGCGAAAGCTCCGATTGATATGAGCAAAATCTTTCCGGGTATCTCTTTGCATTGATGTCTTCCGCTCCGGTCTCTCTCCTTCCGCCGCCGCACTTCCTCCCGGAGCCTTCCACTCCGGCGCAGAAACTTGGGCTGCGGTATGAGAGACGGGTCGGAAAGGTGCTCGCAAAAGAAGCCGCTTCTTTGGGATGGACCTTCTGGGATCATCCCTGGATCGGTAACGATCTTACTATTCGGCAGCCCGATTTCGTACTCATCTCTCCTTCCGGGGGCGCGCTTGTGGCAGAGGTTAAACTTACATGGGTAGATACGCAGGCGCAACTGGAGGAATACTGTTCTCTTCTGGCCTGTATGGAATTAGCTCCTATCCCGTTCTCTATCTGTCGCAATCTCACACCTGAGACGCCAAACATTATCTCAGACCTCTTTTCGGTTTACCCTAGCGCTGTGTGGCACTTATGGCTGTAAGTAAGGAATTATTCTCCCGCGAGGTTCCTTTATGGCTCCGCCGGCCGGCTGACGTGACGCCGCCGAAGGGCGCAGAGGAGCTAAGGGACCGTATCAACGAGTTCTTCGAGGAGTGCGCCGAGACGGCTACGCGCCCCACGGTTACAGGATTGGCCTTGGCCACAGGGCTTCCCGGCCCGACTTCCCTTCTCCGACTCGGGCAGCGCCTACCCCAGCTCCGCTATATCATTTCCCGTGCCCTTGCCGCTGTGGCTTATGGGTATGAGGAGATGCTGGCTGAGGGTGTCGGCGGCGCGGGCGCTCAGTTCATGTTAAAGAACCTTCCCGACTTCGATCCTGACGAGCCCTCGGGCTCTGCCCCGGTGCAGTTCTTTAATGACCGAAAGGAGATCTTCCTTTCCGGCCATATCCACGGCGCGGCCTCGGAAGAGGACCAGGCCTCAGATCTGGACGCGATCGAAGCCTATGTGGAAATGATGAAGAAGCGTGGGCAGGTTGTTGCACAGGAAAAGCGAAGCGAGGAACAGCTTATAACGGAATCTCCAGTTCGAAAGAACTATGTCCTTAAGATCATAGGGCCGGCCAAGAAATGAGCGTTCCATTCGACTGGTCCTCTCCTGACTACGCGCCGATCTTAGCGGAACGTATGGAGGCGCTCCAGCGCATCCGAGCCAACCCCTCGTCTATTCCGAAGCTTAAGGAATACTATTCTACCCACTGGGTAGACTTTATTAATGATTGGGGTATGACCTATGATCCGCGAAAGCAAAAGGACAAGTACACCCCGTTTCTACTCTTTCCTCGACAGGAAGCCTTTATCCAGTGGGTTTATGACCTTTACGCCTCCGGCCGCCGCGGGCTAGGAGAGAAGTCTCGTGATGTAGGCTTTACCTGGCTTTGCGCCGCTGCGGCCTCATGCGTGTGGCTTTTCTATCCCAACTCGGTGGTGGGCTTCGGGTCTAGGAAAAAAGAACTTGTAGATAATGGCGAGTCTGACCCGGACTCTATCTTTTGGAAGGTTCGCACATTTATCGACTACCTCCCGTCTGACTTCCTTCCGCCTTCCCACACCTCCGGGCGCAAGTGGGGCACAGTCCCGAATCCCGGTAATCGCTCTGTAATCAAGGGAGAGATTGGCGACGAGATCGGGCGCGGCGGTCGTGCCGGGCTTTACATTGTAGATGAGTTTGCGCATTTGGAGCACCCGGACATGGCGGAGTCTGCGCTTTCCGCCAACACGGACTGCCGGATTTATATCTCTACTGTTAATGGAGTGGGGAATCTCTTTTATCGACTTCGCCATTTCCTGCCCACCTCTCAAATCTTCATCTTTGACTGGAAGGATGATCCACGGAAACGCCTTAATCCAGAACTAGAGCCGGAGCAAGAGCCCTGGTACATCAAGCAGAAAGAGGAACTGCTGCCGACTACCCTTGCGTCGCAGGTAGACCGGAACTATTCGGCCTCTGTCTCGAACACCCTGGTGGACCAAGAGAAGCTCGTGGCCGCAACGCGGGTTCGCCCTGGTACTATCCAGCAACCACCACAAACGGGCTGGCGAATCGGGGTGGATGCTGCAGGGATGGGCAATGATGAGATTATTATTTGGTCCCGTAGGGGCCGGATTAACGTAGAGCCCATTACGTTTAAGAAGCTCGACGGGGTACAGCTTGCGGCCCAGATTGAGAAGCAAGTTCGACTTCTGCTCCGTACCGGCCCGGTGGAGCTTATTTCGATAGAGCGTGATGGCCCTGGCGGCTCTGCAGCGGACCAGCTCAAGTACGGTCCGTTTGCTTCTATTACGTCGGCTATTCACACCGGCGCGAAGCTTGCAGACGGGAAGCACTATAATTTGCGGGCGTACCTCCACACGCAAGCTACAGAATACATTGAGGAACTTCAGGTTTCTCTACCTGACGACTCGATCTTTATCTCGCAGGCCACCGCTATTCAATATGAGTACAAGGGCGGGCTTCTGCTGGTCGAGTCGAAGGACGATTACCGGGCGCGGTTCGCTATGGGGCGGAGCAAGGCCGAGAAGAGAGCGTCCCGCTCCCCCGACAGGTGGGACGCCTTCGTGCTGACGTTTACCCCAACCCGCGCCCGACCTATTAAGCAAGAGGCTCAAGCGATGTTCAGCCGACCTTCGCAAGGCTGGCGACCCCTGGATAGTGCGATGGGGTATTAGAACGAGCGAAGCGAGGCGCTGCGTTGAGAACAAACAGCCCATAGTGTATATGGTAGAGCGAGCGAAGCGAGGCGCTGCGTGGAATTACCATAGCCCTGTTTAATCATTATTACCTTCTGGAACCCTTATGCCCTCCATTCCCCTTTCCCCGGACCAGCTTCAGAAATACACTCAAACTCTGTGCGGCGAACGCGAGATGGCGATTATGGGCCGGCGGCGGGAGGGGCTGGATGAGGTCTGGCGGCAGGCGCGGCAGCAGTATAAGGGGATTGACGAACTCAACCAGCGCGGGCGGATGGAGAAGGGGGAAACACTAGACTCTTCTTTGTCCCCGTTCCGGCCCCAGGTAGATACCGATCGCTCGACGGTCTTTGTAAATATCACGCGGCCCTATACCAACGCGGGCACAGCTCGCGTGGCGGACATTCTTCTCCCTACGGGCAAGATGCCGTGGGAACTTCGGTCTACTCCGATCTCGGACCTCGAAACCATTAAGGGAATCTTGGGAGATCACCCAGTGCTGGCGGAGCAGGTTCTTCAATCTTACCCCTCGCTTATGGAAGATCCTGGGATAGTGGAGGCGGCGCAGACTGAAGCTTATAAGATTATTAAGGACTGGCTGAAAGAGTCTGATTGGGCCGGTGTAGTGCGGCGGCAGATTATAGAGGCGGGTAAGGTTGGCACAGGTATTATCAAGGGACCGTTTCCTAAAGAACGGAGGGTCTCTGGGAAGGTCCAAGAGATTCTTTCTATCTTAATCTCGTTCCCTGGCACCCCTGAGTCTTTGGTTAAGCAGCTCGAAGCTACGTTATTCTTCATTCCTAAAATTGAGAACATTAAGGTAGAAAACTGCTTCCCTGATCCCGAGTGTGGGACAGACATCCAAAATGGTAGGTACTTTTTCGAGCGGATTCCTGAAGTTACTCGGCGTCAGCTTAAGAACTTTATGGCAGACCCAAACTATATTTCCTCTGCTATCGAGAAATGCCTGGAAGAGGGGCCGAAGCGGCCGGGGGAAAAGGAAAACGGAACTAAACCTAAACGCCCGTTTGAGCTTTGGCTCCGAACGGGAGAAATTGAGGTGGACGCGGGAGAGGGAAAGAAGAAGTCCTTGGGTTTTGGAACCGTTACCTTGTGCAATGATAGGATTATTAAGGTAGCTCAGGCTCCACTGGAATCTGCTATCTTCCCCTACTGGATGCTCTGTTGGGAACCGCGGGATGACTCATGGGCGGGAATAGGTATCCCGGAGCAGATCGAAACTCCCCAGCGTGGGCTTAACGCAAGTGTTAGAGCTTTGATGGATAACATGGGCTTCTCGGTTGGCCCTCAGGTCTTAGAACTCGATGGGATTATCGAACCAGTAGAGGGGGAGGACTGGAAGCTGCGGCCCTACAAGCGGTGGAAGGTCAAGTCCGGGCTGCCTGGGGTGGACGCGATGATGGAGGCCAAGAACGCGATGGGCTTCCTGGAGTTTCCTAACTATCTCGAAAAGATTATGCCGGTCATTCAGTACTGGCTTAAGATGGCAGAGGACACGACGGGGTTAAGTTTACTCCTTCAAGGCCAAGCTGTTACGGACGCGGTAGGCGTTTCTCAACAGCTCATGAACAACTCCACCACTAATCTCCGGCTGATTGTGAAGGAGTGGGATGACAGGGTTTGCCGGCCCATGCTGCAAGCGTTTTACGAGTGGGTCCAATTGTATGGGCCTGAAACGGCGCAGGGCGACGCAGTGGTAGAGGCTATTGGTTCGACTACCCTTATTGTACGAGAGCTTCAGCAGCAGGCGCTTCTGCAGATTGGGCAGCAGGTGCTCCAGCCGGTCTATGGTATCTCACCTTCTAAGTGGATGGAAACTTATCTAGAGGGCTTCCAGATTGACATTGAGCGGCTACGCCTAACGGAGGAAGAGAGGCAAAAATTGGAACAAGCTGAACAACAGCCTGATCCGTCTATTCAGTCGGCTCAAATCCAAGCGCAGACTGAAGTATACAAGGCGGATCTGAAGAAGGAAACGGACCAGCTCAAACTTGCACTGGAGGCACAGTTTAAGAACCTGTCTCTGGCACAGGCGCAAGAGGCGGCGGCGCTCGATGCGCAGACTAAGCTTGCCACTACAGGGCTTAAGGGCCAACAGGACCTGGCGGCGCAACGGGAATCCTCAATGGCCCAGCTTGACGGGAAACGGATGGATCTGGAAGCTGATCCGGCTAAGGGTTCTCCTAAGCCCCAGTCTATGGAGCAGATGGAGATAGACCCGCAAGAGATGGACTCCTCTGGTCCACCACCTCAAGATGTGGAGGCGGCGCTAGCGGCGCTGGGCTTAAATGGATAAGATACCCTTTACTACAGTTAATGGGCTGCGGTATATTGATCCTGGCCAGTTCTTGATATATTTGGAAAACCGTGCTAGGCTGTTAGCTGAAAAGACGGCAGAGCCTGGATTGGGTCAATCTAATACAGAGCTACTCCGCGGAGAGCGCACAGCGCTACTTCTACTCCATCGTGAAATTAAAGAGGCCACGTAAATGGCACAAGATACACTCCCCCAAGATGACTTTGAAGAAGGTTTGCCTGAAGGACAGGAGGGTTTTGACGACTCTTCTGAGGGTTCTTCTGAGGATTCCTCCTCTGAGGCGCTCCAGGCATATCTCCGCGACCTGAGTGAGGATGACGTTTACGATCGGCTTACTCAGGTTAGCGAGTTCCCGAACCATTTGCAGGCGCTCGAGTCCCGGCTCAGTGGCAACTTTGGTGAGTTCTCCAATCGGTTACAGGGGCTTGAGAAGTCCCTTCCCACTCAATCCTCTTTTGATTCCGAGGGGATTAAGAAGGTACTGGAAGAGTACGACCCTAAGCTAGCAGAACTTCTGGTTCCAGCGCTGCAGAATGCATTAAAGACCTCTCCTCTTGACGAGAATACCCTACGTCCTCACCTGGAGCCTGTTCAACAGGCGATGCAGGGGTGGATGGGAGAACAGCTCGTCCTATCAGCCTATCCTCCCGAGGCATTGGCGGAGATTATTCCGCCCGTTAAAGACGGGAAGTTTGAGCCGCAGGGACAACGGCACAAAGACTTTGTTGACTGGTACTCGCAGCAGGGCTATCAAACCCAGCAATCTCTACTCTCCTTTGGCGCACCCTATATCCATGCGCTGCGGAAGTTTGAGAACTGGGAGCAGACCCGCAATCAGGACAGAACTAAGGCGGCTGAGGGTAAGACTCAGCGTTTGGCTGGTGGGCAAATGCCTACAAGTCAAAACCGTCGTGTACAATCAGGTGGTCCGAAAACAGCTGAAGAAGCGTTTTTGGCTGCATTCCAAGAAGCAAGTTCTGAACTAGGTAGATAATCATGGCAGGTATGAATTATTCGACTCAAGCGGGTCGTCACGAAAAATACAAGGGCCGAATTCTGGCCAAGGCTCAGCATCAGGAGATGCTAACCAAGTTGGGTGCTATGGACCCGTTTCCGCAGAACCAGTCGCAGCTGATCGAGTGGATGCGGTTTCTGCCTTACGGTGGCGTAGATAATGAGTTCATTGCAGCCGGCGGCGATGTGGACTTTATCTCGAAGCACATCATTCAAGAGGGTGTTACGCCTTCACCGGATTCGATCGCGTGGACTACGCTTTCGACGAGCCTTACGGAAATCGGTTGTCTGTACTCGTACACTAATCGGCTCAAGCACCTGCACGAAGAGGGTCAAGAGATTCCTCGGGAGATGGAAGATCAGGCTGCATCCCGCATTGCGCTGTGCCGGGAGATGATGATCTACGGGGAACTCAAGTCTTGTACCAATCGCTTCTTCGGAGGCACTGGTACGACTATCGAGACCGTTAATGGTCCGCCCACTCGGTCGATGTTCCAGAACATTTCTCGGGCGCTTCTGGGCAAGCACGCGACTACCATTAATAAGATGCTCAAGTCTGGGGCAGCTTTTGGCATGCAATCCGTGAATGCCTCGTGGCCGGTCTACTGCCATACCGATATGGAGAAGACCTTCGAGAATATGCCTGGCTTTACTAAGGTGCAGGATTACGGTGGCGCGCAGCTGCTTGATCCCGATTACGAGATCGGTGCGATTGGTCGCTTCCGCATTATCGTTAATCCTATCCTGACTTACATGCCTGGTGCGGGCGCAGTGGTCGGGAGTGCAGTTAGTGGGTTTACCCCGAAGTCTGATGGCGGTACGAGCATCGACGTGTACCCGCTTATCATCGTGGGTAAGGGTAAGGGCGGCGGTGAGGCCTTTGGACAGGTTCCGCTGCGTGGGTTTGATTCGGTGCAGGCCAATCATTTCCCACCTTCCGAGCGGTCTAAGGTTGACCCGTTGGGACAAAGGGGCTATGTTTCGGCGCAAACCTGGCAAGCACAGGCTATCCTGAATGATGATTGGATGGCGGTCTGCTTTGTAGGTACGGAGGCATAATCTATGGCGATCTCTACTAAGGCCACCGCGAAGGAGCTGGAGCGGTTCATCTCTAATCCGGGGATGGAGATCCTCCTTCCGTGGATGGCTGCAATCACCGCGTCCCTTATTGCGTTGGCGGAGCAGGTCGATACCGACCGGGCCTCTGGCACTGACGCAGTAGATTCGCTTACTGTTGAGGAATAATCATGGCTCTTGTTGAAAAGAAAGTTGATCCTATCATTGAGGGTCGTCGGTTTGCCTGGGGCACTCGCACCGGGACGCGAACTGCAGCGGACTTTACCGTTACTCTGGGGTTCCAGCCGACTCATATCCGGGTGGTTAACTTGACCTCTCGGGCAGAGGCGCTTTACATTGTGGAGCCAAATCTGGACGGTGGCTCGAATGGAAAGGGCGTGCTTACGGTAGCTGCCGGTACGCGGACCTATGCGGATGTGGGTATCTCTCTTACGTCTGACGGCCTCGGGTTCGCAGTGGATGTTTCGGTTGCGACCCTTGAGTCTGACAACTGCGACCTCTATTGGGAAGCGAGTCAATAATCTCATCTCTGTATAATTAAAAGGGGAGGCTTTAGTCTCCCCAGGAACTCCTCCAATGCCAACATATACTAAGACGAATGAAGATCCTAGCCCGAAAAAGGATGTTTCGGTAGAACAGCCTGAAGAAGATTCCCTCGAAAGTCCTATTGCTACCGTGTCGGCTGAGGCCGCGGCGGATTACGCTCGTGACTTGGCCTTTATGGCTGAGCCGGTAGAGGTTATGGTGCTGGACTCTCATGACAAGAATGACAGCGCCCGGCTTGTCTCGATCTCGGTAAACGGGAAAAGTTATTATCTCTTACGGGGCAGCTGGACCACGGTTCCGAGGTTTGTACTGCAAATCTTGGCCACGGCCAAGAAGGAATCTTGGAGTTTCGGCTACCGTAAGGCGGCAGATGGCGCTACGTTTGAGACCTCAAACTCGGCTCAGATCCTCCGTTATCCTCATCACTACCGGGACCAGAACCCGAAGGGCGCCGCGTGGTACGACTCTATTAAAGATCGGAGCTTCTAATGAATGTTGGGGATATGGTGCGGAAGATCCGCAGCTCATTGGGTGACACGGCTGAACCGTACCAGATCTCTACGGAGGAAATCTTTGATTGGTTGAATGAGGCGTACACTAGGATTCAGCTTGAGTCGACGCAGTGGCGCTTCTTTCATTATAGGGGCCTTTTAATCTCAGCGGTCCCTGATGTTTCGGGGTACTCACTTGCAGCTTTTAGGCAGGTTGAGGCGCAAGGTCTCTATGCTAAGCGGCCCGGCATGGTTGCGAGGTACCCAATCCTTACTAAGTCTTATGATTGGTGGCAGATGGAGAATCAGGTTAACTACGTGCCTCAAGGGTTTCCTCATTATCTGATTCAGCTTCCGTCAGTAACCTCTTGGCTTATCCAACCGACTCCTACAGAACCTTGGGAAATTTATGGGGATGCTTGGTACGCTCCAGCGACCTTTGGATCTTTGGCAGATGAGCCCATTTGGGATGAGATCTATCATGATCTGGTTCGCCTCGAAGCACTGAAGATTGCGGCGGCGGAGTGGCCCAATGAGAAGGAGTCTCTGCAGATGATGGCGCGGGCGCAGGAGGGGCTGCTTCCAATGAAGCGCTCATTTTGTCGGCGTTACCTGGAACCAGTTCAAGGTGCGAGGGCTATGTTATGACTACCATGGAATTGATTGAGCTGGTTCGTCAGATTACAGATGACACAGTTGAGCCATATCTTTTAACGGATGAGCAGATACGCCTAGCGTTAGCCAAAGCAGAAAGAGATTTTGCTTTAGCAACGCTGTCTAACTTTAAGTCAGAGTCTACTTCGATAACGGCTGCCACTCCGTGGGCAGTTGTTCCGGCTGGTATCTTCTTTGTTCGATCTGTTCTTTTAGAGGGTGCTCAACTTCGGGTTGTCAGTACTCACGAGATGGACTATGGGTTTTTTGATTTGGGTTCGGGTGAGGATTCCTCGCGTTGGTCGAAGTGGCGTGAAAAGACAGGTACGCCTAAATTTGTTATTGTAGATATGGGACCAGGTCAACTCCGATTGGCCCCAGTTCCTTCTGTGGACGGTTCGCTTACTGTAGAGGGATTTTGTATTCCGGCGGCGCTAGATATAGCCGGTTCACCTACTATTCCAACGGCGTTTCATGAGGCATTAAAGCTAGGTGCTGCTTTCCAGATTTACATGATGCAGGATACGGAGATCTTTAACGCAGAGCAGGCGGCACAGTTTCGCGCTCTTTGGGTGAATGAGATCGAAATGGCGCAACAAGTTTTGCAAACAGAGATTCGGGCGCAGTCACGTAGTATTGCTTTACCTCGGGGCTTTAGTGGACTAGGGGGTTCAGTTAGGGAGAGGGTGGAAAAGGTGGGGATGTAGGAAAGTGTATGTACAAATGATCCTAGATCATTTGTACTTACGATTCCCTATTAACCTTACTCCCTACCAGCTTCATCGAATACTCCTACTTGTAGGCAGCAATCTTATATGATACCATACGCCTAAAGCAGCCGAGAAATGATATGGCACCTGATTGGCTAAGACAAGAGCGCCGGAGCAGTCCATCAAGAGAAGAGGTCGAGGCACTGGTTGCACTTAATTTGCGGATTGTGGCTGAACAGGTGGAAGAGAATAAATGTGAGTTAAGAGAGAATACTGAGCTTCTAACAAGGCTCCAATTTGAACTTAGCTCAATGAATCAGCTGTTGCAGGAACATAAGAAGTCTAGTGAAGAAATGTTAGATTCTTTTAAGTTCCTGAAAAGGTTAAAGGCTTTTGGCTGGGGCGTGTTTATAATTCTGGCGGCCATACTGGCTTTTGCTAAAGATGGTCTTGATATTATTCACCACTGGTTTAAGTAATGCCTAAAGAAGCTGCGCCCATTTTCAAATCTCCTCTTGGGGTCAACAATATAGACGACCCGAGGGCACCAGCTTTTCAGGATTCTTCTGTATTGACTAAGGCCCAGAATGTAGATTTAGACCGGAATGGTTTTGTCCGGCGGCGAGTTGGGCGAACGAAGTTTCTTGACTTAACCTCAGCTCATTCGTTGTATGCTTCGGGGGATCGGCTGTTTCTGGTGGACAGTGGTACCCTTTATGAGGTTACCCCTGACTACACTCTGATACCTCTTGACACTGGACTTGGTCAGGCGCCGGTTAGTTACGCAGAGGTGGCTGGTCAGGTTTTCTATGCCAATGAAGCAAAGGTTGGTGTAGTTGGGGGTTTTTGGGGAATCAGTACACCCTCTTCTCCACATTGCGTGGTTACGGTAGGCAATATGCCTCCGGGTCGGTATCTGGTGGCGGTAGTAGCGGTGCGGGGTGGGGTGGAGTCTGGTGCTCGTATGCCGTCTGTTGTGGAGTTATCAGCGGTAGGTGGGTTAGAGTTGCATGTGGCGGCTGTTGACTTAGGGGTGGATGCTCTTGCGGTATACTGCTCCGAACCAAATGGGCAGGAACTGTATTTTCAGGGAGAATTTGCCACTACTAGCCCTATTCGTTTACAGCATATTGGTGTATCTACTGACCTCCTAACAACATTAGGGCACTACCCGCCGCCGCCCGGCCAGCACATCGCGGCTTTCCGTGGTCTCATGCTTGTGGCTTCGGGCTCGGCGCTGTACTGGTCACAGCCCCTGGCCTACCATCACTTCCGAGTGCAGACCGATGTCCAGCTGTTCCCCGAGCGAATTGTCCTTCTGGCTGCTTTTGATGCTGGGTTCTTCGTTGCCACTGCTAGCCGGACTTATTGGGTCGCTGGCCAAGAGCCTGATGGATGGCAGCCCCAAGTCGTCGACACTCGGCGAGTTGCGGAAGGGGCAGCTTTGCGTATTCCCGCACAGAAGCTGCCAGGTTTGCAGTCTCAAGGCGAAGTGTCCGTATGGGCAACAGAAGATGGATTCGTTGCCGGACTTGCCAACGGCACTATCCAGCATCTCACTGACGGACGCCTGGCCGTCGATGCTTACAAACAAGCCGCGTTTGCTTTTCGAGAAGAGGGTGGACTGCGGCAAATCCTTATGAGTCTACAGACGAAAGACTCAGACACGCGCTTTGGTGCAACAGACAGGGTGACCTGTCGAGTAATACGAGCAAATGAATCGACAGGAGAAGCCTGATGAATGAGTTTAGTCTGACCAAGAACCCGGTTACCTCGCTTGTGCGAGACCTCCGCAAGGCGCTGACGGCCAACAAGTATGAGAAGGACGGCGCCCTGATCCATGTAGGCGGCGACGTGAATATCAGCATGGGTGGTGTGTTCACCTCCTGGGTTCTCCGGCATCCTATCGTACAGCGCGCGATCGAGACCGGCGACCATGCTGCTGAGATGGCCGCTCGGGCGATTGTTAACACCGCCCACGATACCGGCTTCGTCAAGATGATGGAGAGCGCGGACCACAACCAGATCCCGGATGCCGGCATCAACTACATCCTGGATGTGATCTACGGTTCGACCAGTAAGAAGACCACCTGGTATCACGGCCCGTTTAAGAGCAATTGGTCGAGCTTCGCTTCTGCGCAGTCGAACTGGGCCGGCGCCGGCTCGGGGCCTCTGGCTACTGAGCTGGCCAACGCTGAGTACGACGAGGCCAACCGCCAGGCGGCAATCTTCGGCGATGCGGCCGCGTCCAAGTCACTCACGGCCTCAGCTGCGACCCGGTTCACCCTGGCAACGGGTGTCAGTGGGATCACTCTCTACGGCTCGACGCTGAACAGTTCCTCGACCGTGGCTTACAACGCGACTGATCAGGTCTTGCTTGCTGCCGCTCAGTTCGGCTCGGCCAAGTCAGGCCTTGGCGCTGCGGACAAGATCGACATCGAATACGAGATCGTCGGCTCGAGCACCTGAACCATGGCTGGCCGCTACATCGGGCCGATGAACGAGTACCCTCGCGGCCCGGTGACTCGAACAGCTCCTATGCGGGGACGAGTGCAAGTGCTCGTCCAGCGGCTGCTCGACCGTATGAAGATGGGCGGCTTTAAGGTGTTGTCGGGCACTGAGGTTCAGGCCGACGGCTCGGTCATTGTGGTCTGGGCGCAGATGAACGGGCTGCACCCGGTGGTGAAGACTCAGGTGTTTGCGCCGAGTCCGACGAAGCGGATTCTGCAGCCGAAGCTTCCTTCTGTCTGGGTGGCACCCTTTGTCTGGGAGCCCGAAGGTTTTGTCATTACTCCTCGCTCCAAATCACTCGCCACGCAAGGGTGGGGCATGCCGCGCCTCACCATGCAGTATGACGCGAGCAAAGTGGATCTCAAAGAGCGCTACGCTCTGCGTCCGGTGGACGAACAACAAGCAGCCAAGGAGAGAGAGGAAGCAATTCAAGCAGTGCAGGGGGATGACGAAGCAGTAGCGTTAGCTGAAGTAGCACTGTACCAAGGGCGAGGCACTGCCTATAACAGCCACCACTATAACGAGTTGGAAGGGGACGGAGCTGAGAAGAAAGTATTTATCAACCAATTTCGAGGTAACAAAAAGCCTGAAGTGTTATTCGAGGTTCTGCTAGCTCAGCTAGTAGACGGTGAGATAGTGTCCCCCAGCCAAGCAGAGCACCTGCGTCGGAAAATGACCCCAACGACATGGCCGCTCTTCTTTGGCGATGGAGACCTGCTAGTCGTTCGGGCGTCTCATCCAGACGGTGTTTCGACGCTTTTTGGATGGCAGTTCGAGCAAACCCTAGACAACCCAGAAGAGCAAGAACCATGGGAGCGAGGGGCTAAAGTGCCACGACAGCAGGTTAGGCGGGAGGCTGAGTTTGACAGATCAATCAGGTTGATCGAGGAACTTCCTGTATCAGATACTTGGTTTTGTCATTGGCCTAAAGAGTCACCTTATACTGACCCTTTTCGACTGGAGTTGTTCCGGCTAGTTAACGAAGCACGGGCCGCTGCGGATCGCCCGCCTTTATGCTTCCCAACTGACCCAGCGAGTGTGTCTGCCGAACTAACACTGGTGCAGATGCAGAAACACCGCACCATGGCGCATAACTCTGAACGCTACGACTATAGGTATCGTGGTCTGTTTTCTCGCGCAAGCATGGATGGGATGCCTTCGGGTTTTGGCGAGAATCTTATCGGTGGTCTACGGTTGACTGAGGAGGACCGAGAAGGGATTGATGCAGACACCCCGTATGCTAATGAGTTAGCTTTAGCCACTAAGGCCAACCAGATATGGACAAACTCTCCTGGTCATTACGCAAACATGATTGCGGAATGGAACAGGGCCGAGTATTCACCCATACATCCTTTTCAATCTGCAAGAAGTGGCGAACTGCGTCTTACAAAAGGGCCAGCGCTTTTCCGTTATGTAGGTCCGCCCAACAATCAATGGACTGAGACTGAGTATGACCCGGAGATTTCGGGGATAAGTGCAGTGGAGCATTTTTTTGCGACTCGTGATTTTCAATCACTTTGTGGGCAGATGTCTTGGGAAAGCGGAACGGGCGAGGTTGTGTCTTGGATGACGGATCGCCCTTTCAGATACGCACTGATCAGAACGCGCCCTTCTGTTTTCTTCAAGCATCCAGAATGGGATACCCCCTCGAATCACGAGCTTGCGACCGAGATACAGTTTATGGCCCAGTTCTGGGTTTTCTATCGAGGGCGGGGGGTCCGCTTTGCTGATAATTTTCGTGTTATGGGCGCCGCTATTTGTGGAAAGGAGTTGCGAGCAGCGCTGTACGACACATTAAAACATGAGATAGTGCTCGTTTCTTCTCCTTTGGCGGTCACCTACGAAGAGACAGACGAGAGTGACATAGAAGAAGCTGCGGTTGACATAACCATACTGACCCGTTACCGCTTGACGAGCAATGACTATGCCGTTTCTTTCGCTCATTTTTCGCAGGATGGGTCTAAGTGTGTTTTCCCTGTCGTCTCTGGAGGGTCAGGAGTTAATCGTAAGTTTGGTATAGTCAATGAGACGAAGAAAGAGGCTTATCTTTCGTGGGTAAAAATAGGAGGGCACAACTTTGCCACCTACTCCTATAACCCTACTTACGGATCAACGAACCCTCCGGCCGAGCATGATGCAACATGGAGTCAGATTAGGCATGTAGTGCTGGAAGAAGCCGGGGGTACGGTTGTTTCCCAATTCGAGCCCGAGTGTCAGCGAGATGTTTTTAACGGGAAGTATAATTACTCGTTCAGTGGGCAGGGGAATATCTATGCCGATTATGTCGACAACCGGCTTGTCTTTGCACATGTAACGCTTGAGTTTGACACAAAAAGCCATGTCATGGAAAAGACCTTGCACTGGCCTGGCGGGTCTCTTGTCGTACAGAAATCAGACATCGCCTATTTTACGCTTGATAGAGCAGCAGAGATAGAGTATCGGCTTGTCGAGCTATTACATTTCGACCTCCGGCACCCTGAAGATATAACCTACTCCGAGCTAGATTCTTCTGGTTATCCCAAAGGAGAGGGAAGGTACCGCACCCCCGTAGAGCGAAAACTGTATGTGCGTGGCGAGCATGTGTGGACTTCCGCGCCTACCCCGCGCCATATCGATTCAGAATCGTTCGGTTCGGTGCGTAATGTAAAGTTTGATGACTATAAATTCTCAGCGGAGGCTCCAAAGGCATACATGCGCCAACTACAGACCGCTGGCGGAGGAATGTACTTTGGTCGATTCTTATCTTTAGGTTGGCATCAAGCGGCGCTGCTAGGTGAGTTGAATGTTTATGGGGCCTTTATCGCAACCTGGTGGTCACAAAGTGGTTACGAGCGCAAAGGGTTGCTGGATGAGTTTTGGCACGCCGATCGTATGGGCTTCACAGCATTGGATGAAGTGGCCCAGAACGGGCTGTATGATAAGGGTGATCACGGGGTAATAGGAGGAAGCCCGAGCTTTATGCCTTGGGTACAAAAGCGAAGCCTGCAGTGGGGCTATTTTCTTTCCGATTCAATTATCCACGAAACACAAGCCCAATTTGTTCGGTATAAGGACGATTATATATTCCAGGCATTTCAGCCTTTTTGGCTGGCGCAGTTACCACTGGTCTCTGATATGCCGTATGACAGTATACCCTTAAACCCTGAAACCGAGGTTACTTATTTTGCTTGTCCGGCGGGCACGTTCTCTAATGGTTCAAAATGTTACACCGTCGCGCCAGATGGTTCTTGGGAATACTCTTGCGATATCCAAGAGGTAACACTCCCGGTCACGTATGTAGATGGTGATGTTGCTTTTCCCTCGCTTTGGTATAACGATCCTCATCGGCAAGCCGGCACACCGGGAGGCCACACCCCAGGGTATAATCCCTATGACCATCCGGTAGGCGAGGCGTACACTGCCCAATACAACAATTATTTGTTGTGGCTGAACGAGCCGAGTAAGCGTTCTTATTGGTACGGCGTAACCGGGGTCCATTTTACAGAGCATGACAATTGTTGGTTACGCTTTTCTTCGTTAGATTTAGCCGAGATCACAGGTGTTGATGATCTTGCCAATAACATCAGCCCGCTGGGGGTCGTATGATTAAGTTAAGCACCGGGTTACGGGCTGCCATATTGGGACAGTTCGGGGTGATGGCAATGATGTACCAAGGTGTCATCGATCTCTACGACGACGCTCCGCCTGCGACCCCTGATGAGCCGCCTAATGGGCGGCTCCTAGCACGCGTCTCTAAAAACGGACTGGCTTTTCAGGCGGGATCAGGTACAAACGGTCTGGAACTGGTCCAGCGCTACGACGCTTCGTTGGCCGATAACGGTACCTGGTATGTCGGGGGCCTGGAAAACGGCACGCTTACTTGGTGGCGCTGGAAGTGGAAGCTGGCTGATCCTGACACACAGAGTCGGTACTACCCACGGGTCGATGGACTGGTGGGGGAGTCATTGATCTTACCCTCACGTGAGGTGTCTCCGACATCTATCCTGAAGATAGATGAGTTCAACTTAACACTAGGTGCATGCTGATGTCTTTCAAATACTCGACTGGCTTTAAGAACGATGTGCTGGATACCGGCTCGGTAAAGGCCACGTTTGCTGATATGGTCATTATCGTCTACTCGGGCGCAGTGCCCGCAACAGCGGACGAGGCAACTGGAAGTGCGGTTCCTCTACTGACGTTCACCGATGGCGGCGGCGCCGGGGGGCTGGACCTAGCGGCTAGTGCTGCAAGCGGTGTTATCGAAAAGCTGAGTACGCAGACTTGGCAGGGCGTTGCAGTCGCAGACGGTACTCCTTCGTTTTTCCGTGCCGAAACCTCCTCTGATGACCAATCCGCGAGTACATCCTACAAGCGTATCCAAGGCACGGTTGGCGTGACCGGGGCAGACCTTAATATGTCGTCAGCAACAATCGTCAACGGCGATACCTATAACCTGGATTACTTCGTCCTGGAGTTTATGAATGGTTAAGGTGGATGTGCATATCCTGCGCTCTCTCGGCGAACGGGAAGACTGGTTTCAACACTGCCTAGAATCCCTAGAGCGCGAGCCAGTCAATATCCATGTGCTGGAAGGCGTGCCAGACCACATTGGCAAGGGGCGTAAGGCCGGTCTGCAAGCCGGCACCGAGCCTTACGTGGCGTATGTGGACCCAGACGATCTGGTTTGCCGGGGGGCATTTCAGGCGTGCATTGATGCCCTCCAGGCGGACGCCAGTAAAGCGGTCGCGTATACCGGAGAGGCCAGGGTCTCGAAAGACGGTGTGCTACTGGCGGCCTACGATCGCAAGCTATATGAGCCTTTTTTCGGGACGCCTGATGAGGCGTTACGAGCGCATCATCTCTGCGTTTATCGCCGGACTGCACTCCCGAACCTGAACTTCCTAGATGATTTTCCATTCATGCCTGAGCAGGCACTCAAAACGCGCCTGTGGAATCACAATTTCGTCTATGTAGATCGTATCGGCTACCAGTGGCGGCAGCATCAAGGGGGCGCATCTAAGCGTCGGTGGGCCAGCACTCCTGAAATGGGCGCTTTGTTGGCCCGCCAAAGCAGTATGTGGAAACGCCTGTTCGCGCCGAAGACAGGGGATGAGCGATGAGTACCAGATTAGATGTCACCTCGCCCGACTTTTGGGTTGTCCAAAACCCGGAATCTGCCTCAATCGCTTATACCGAAGGCGTCTGGTTGGGTACGCATGAGGTGGAAAGCCAGGTTGTACTGCGCACCTCAGCTTATGGTGAAGTAAGCTACGGAGTGTGGGACTATATCTACCCAACCAACCGGTCCTTCTGGGAGGAATATGCGGAGGTCAATGTTTTAGAAATTCTGATTGAAGGGGAGAACTGGACGGGCCACCCCCCACCGCAAGATGAGGATTGGAAGCTGCTCCGCCGCATTGATTTAGACACCGTGCTAGACAGTGATTATCTTGGGGAAACGGATGTTGCGTATGAGGTAACGACCGAGCATAGCAAGGCCACGTTTAATAGCCCTTTCCCGCTTAATAGGCTCGGTGGATTAGAGCTTATGTTGAACGGTAGCTACTACACTGATGCTGCTTGTTTCTACAATAAGATTTATATCACCCTTGATGCGGTTATAGATCAGCCGTTTTGGCAGAGTTACCGCCATACCGTAGAAGTTTTGCCTGAGTAATACCTATGAGCGATGTATACGACTTGATGTCCCCGGACTTCTGGGCGGTAGCTCAGTATGGTGGGTCTCCTATGTCGTATCAGAACGGCATGTGGACCGGGCCGTACTATCCGGTTGGACGGCTGGCTCCGATCCGAGAGGACTATTACTATGACGGCTATTTGATCTATGCAGCCAACTCATTCTGGACGCTAATGGCTGACCGACTGATCGAGCAGATCATTGTTACCGGGACAAACTATGAGTATGGCACCCAACGTAATCTGTCCCTGTCAGTAGGATTAGCTGGAACCTACACGACGAACATTGTAAATGAGGCAGACACGTCCGTCTTTACAGTAGACCCGGCCACTCCCTTACCAATCAGTGATCTGCTCTATGTCGGGTTGTCAACGTATGGCACCGATTTTAATGACTACACCCCGACCCCCTCTAACGGCTATACCAGTCTGAGTCTGGTACTGACTGCAGAGGAAGAGGAAGAGGAAGAGGTAGGCCCACCGACGTTTACAGTCCCCACTCCGACGACTGGGGGACTCGTCAAGGTAAGTAACTATAGGAAAGTCCAGGTCGTTACAGGGCAGCGCTGTGTGCAGTGGGATTGCCCGCCGCCGCCGCCGCCACCGGACAAACCTGATCTCCCACCTCCTATCCCTGAACCGCCCACCCCTGCGCCAACCCCCCCACCACGAGCGCCCTGTGACTACGGGGCGCTCTTGGGATCGATGCCTCCAGGTGTTTCCGGGGTATCCATTGGTAGTTGTGGACACTACTCGATCCAAGGCGGGGAAGAATAATGACTAGCTGCACCTGCGTTGCGTATGAGGATATCATTGGCGAGGCCGAAGACCGGACCCCGGCCTGGAACGGTGCGGCGACGAGTATCCCCAAATTAACCTCTGACGGGTACTTCGGGTTTCGGATCAGCTCTGCGTCTGTAGCAGTCGCTATCGGTCTGACCCCCTCCATCATTTACAACGGCTATGGTCCAATCACCCATGGGCTCTTGGTTGAGCGTGGGATGGTGCGGATTCTGGAGTCTGGAGGGATAACGCCCACAGCAGTCCGTGTGTCGAATGATGATTGGCTGTACATCGCCCGAAAGGGTAATACCGTCTCATACTGCGTCAGCCCCTACGTGGTAGGGGGGTTTTTCCCTGGCAGAGTATTTGCCACCAGCGCGGTGCCTTCGTCGGGGAGTCTTTATCTCGGTGCCGCTCTATTTGCCCAGAACGACGCTATTCTAGCAGCGTTTTTTGATGAATCGTTCTCTTACTACCAGGGCTATGCCCGTGGCGAGTTCGGCCTACGTGGGCTAGGGTTAGCGGGAGTGCGCCCGCCGTTGGGGATGTCTGGAGAGTTTAAGGTCTCGGGGTTCGCCTCTATTGGGGATTATGGTCGGGCGGCTGGGTGGTTTGAGGTTAGTGGTGAGGGCAGCATACCCCCTATCCCGCGCCCTTGTGGCGCACGAGGAACGCTTGTCTTGGCTGGGTTTGCTGGTCAGGGTAATTATGGGAGAGCTGCTGGCCGGTTCACCCTGGCAGGCTCTACAGTCTCCCGACTGTTAAGCCAAAGCCGCGGGGTGTTTAGGGTCAGTGGGTACGGTGGACAGGGGAACTATGGGCGTGGCCGTGGGGGGTTCAGTTTAGCGGGGGAGTCGACTAGCCTTTATCGCCCGCTGTATATGGGTGCCCGTGGCACGTTCTCTGTCCAACCGCATCCAGCTTATATTCGCCACACTAAGGCGGTGCGTGCGATTGGCGGGTTTAGGCTCGGTGGGGTTGCTGCGCACACTACCCAGAGCGGGATTAGGGGAAGGTTCAAGCTAGCTGTTTTTGCTGCCGCGCAACGCTCGGCTGAGACAGCCTGGCTGCGTATGAGGTGGAAACTTACAGATAATAGTTACCGAATACGTTCAGCGTTCTCCGTGTCTACTCCGCTTACTGCGGCAGCGGTCTATACCTTGTTGGAGCGCTTAGGGGTATCGGCCTCTCCACAAGTAGTGTTGACCGTTCATTCGTATCTCGCCTCGGCAGCGGCTTTAGTCGATCTGGTCCGTTTTATCGCCCGCGCTGAGCAGGCCGATACCCTCGAGCTGACTGAACAGTTCGCCTCGGCCTTCACGGCAGTCTTTGTATTGGCCTCCACCCTCACCGCCCAGTCCAGCTTCGCCCCCACAACCGAGCAGACTGCTGCCCTGTCCGACACCCTGCAGACCGCCGATCGCTTCGCCTTTGTGGCGCGGCTGTTGGTCTCAAGCGGGCTTGTGGCTCACGACGCCCTGCTTGGTGATCCGAAACGAGCCTGCCAGATGGCCGACAAGGTCAACCTGGCGGTGCAAGCACTGGGTACCGCCGAGCTGGTGGCCTCGCTGGGTGATGATCTGGCGCTGAACGAAGCGTTCCTGTACCTGGCCCGGCTGGCCCTTGGAGACACGGCGGCGTTCGAGGCTACCTTCAGCGCGGATGACATCGTCCGCATCTGCCGGCTGGCCGAGACCATTGTGCTGGCCGATCGGCATGCGGCGACGCTGGAGATTCTGGTCGGACTGGTTGAGGCCGCCGTGCTGTTGGACGGGGTCGATCCTCGCCATGCGCTGACGGCGAGCGACACGCTGGCCGCCACCGACGCGCTGGTTGCCGGCCTCATGGCTCGGCTGTCCCAGCTCGACACCCTGCAACTGCTCGATCAGATGCAACGGGGGATCACCTTCGTGGCGACTTCGAGCGACGCCCTGGCCCTGACCGCTGACCCGACGGCGACCCTTATCGCATTGCTGCGCCACCGCGACGTGCTCGCTTTCATTGGCCGGCTGCCGCTGGGCGATGAGGATTACCAAGTCTGGGTACTCAACTCCGACAGCCTGGGCGTCACCGAGTACACCAACTTCCCGTTCAACGGGCTGGCAGATACCCCGCGCGGCACCTTCGGGTTGACTGATACCGGGCTCTACGAGTTGGCCGGCGACACTGACGACGGCGAGCCAATTGCTGCGCTGTTAAGGACGGGAGACTTAGATTTAGGCTCATCATTACATAAGCGCGTTGACAGGGCGTATCTGTATTTAACCAGTACCGATGACGTGTATCTGAAAACGATCTCGACCCACCGTGGTCAGCGTAATGAAGCTTGGTACTTGGTAAACCATCGGCCTGATTCCGATGATGGGCAAACACGTCGGGTGAGACTTGGTAAGGGCACGAAGGGCACTACATGGGCCTTTGAGCTAACTAATGTTAATGGCGGTGATTTCGATGTCCGAGGTGCCGAAGTGCTGCCGCTCAAACTGATGAGGAGAATCTGACATGTCTTGTCCTGACCTTGCTGGAGGCTTGGGTAATCTCACGATCGGTCAGACCGGTGCGTCGACTGAAGTTAAGAGTTACATCCGCGATATTCAGGCGGACACGCATGCGTGGTCGTACAGCGCGAAGTTGTCCCTGAACGCCCTAGAGCGTGCCCTCAGCGACCTAGAAACGACCACCACCCCGCCCGAACCCTTCGACTTCAGCATGACGCTGGACAGCGTCGTTGGGGACTACGACGCCACGTTACCAGCGCCGCTCCCTGTTGCACCGTGGACGCCTGATAGTAAAGCGCCGAGTTATGACGGGGAAACGACCTGTGATGTGGGGTCTAACCCGGTAGCCAGGCCCGGTACAATTGACCTGACTGTGGTGGCCCCCGCTGCCTACGTGGCCCCCTCACAAACGCTGTACACTCCGATTGTCCCGGAGGTCTCGGATCTCAGTAACGACATCGTTTACACCGACCCAGGCGATCGCCCTGTGTCTAGCGCCGTCGATCCAGTGGCGCTCTATGTCGCCCCCGAAGCACTGTCGCCTGACCTGAATAACATCCGTTTGCCAGGTGATCCGCCGCCGACAGCGCCGACCGCGCCGGACTTCGCTACGCTGGTCCCGACTTTCGATACGACGCCGACTGTAACGCCGCTTGATTGGTCAGATAAGCCCTCGGCTCCTGCGGGCTACGACGCAGGTAGCATAAGCTGGGACTTCAACGACTCAGCCCCTTCGTTTGACACGAAGCCTCCGACTATAGACTATTCGGGTGCGCCGGGCGCCTTTGAGCCAGACACGGTGCCTACTCCCGTAGAGCTGACGCCAGTCACACCTGCCACCTACGATCCGCCAGATAACCCGGAGCAGTTGACACTGACCGACGTGGTTATCCCTGATGTGCCGGACATTGATCTGACTGACTTCGAGCCGATCACCACTAACTTCGGCGAATTAGATAAGTTGGAGGGCGCGCTCTCGTATCAAGACGACGGCTTTTCCGATGGGCATCTTGCAGAGCTAGTCGTTGACATCAAGCGCGTACTCGCTGGGAATGTGGGCCTGCCCCCTGCGATCTGGGATGCGATCTGGGACAAGGCTTCGGCTCAGATCACTCGTGCAGGCGTAGCCCGCGAGCGCCAGGGTCGACAGGCTTGGGCCAAGCTCGGCTGGAGTATGCCTGGCGGCGTGGCGCTGGCTCAGCAGGAACAAGCGGCGTTCGACATCAACCAGCAGCTGAGCGATAAGGCCAAGGAGCAGGCGATCCAGCGGGCGGTGATGAGCCGTGAGGATTTCTGGAAAGCCATGGAGCAAGGCGTCACTGCCGAGAAGCTACTCCGCGACCACTACCATGCGTTCCAGGAGCGGCAGCTCAAGGCACAGATCGCAATGGTCGAGACGATGGTCGCGGTCTACAACGCCAACGTCTCTCGTTATAACGCCAATGTTGCCTCGACTCAGGCGCTCATTGCGCTGCGTGACCAGGAAATCCGCACGCTAATGGTTCCGCTGGATGTGGCTAAGGCCCGCATCGAGGGGGCGGGTATGCAGGTCCAGGCCCAGGGGCAGAAGCTGCAGAACCAAGCGCTGAAGTGGGAGCAGGTCAAGCTTGCACTGCAGCAGTACACGGCAGAGATCGAGAGCAAGAAGAACGAGCTGCTGTTCCAGGCACAGCGGTTGGAACTGTTCGGCTCCCAGGTCAAGCTGCGCGAGACCGAGGTGCTGGAGTGGTCGAAGAAATGGGACGGCTACGCCTCGAAGATCGAGGCACAGAAGGCGATCTCGTCTACCTTCAGTGCTGAAGTCGCGTCCTTTGCTGAACGGGTTAAGGGGTACACGGCGACCGTCGAGGCCGAACGCTCGAAGGTGCTGGCTGAGGCGGAGACCGAGCGCTTTAAGATCGAGGCCGCCAAGTACGAGCTGGAGGAGTTCAACGCGAAATGGGAGCACGTTCTCAAGACAAACTCCCTCCTGTCCCAGCGTGACGACACCGCTGTTAAGCTCTATAGCGCTGGAGTTCAGAAGTCCGCGACCGTCGCACAAGCGAATACCCAGGTGGAGAATTTGCGTCTTGAGTCGTTCAAGAGCGAAGTGTCGGCCTACCAAGCGAAGCTAGAGGACGCTGCGCGGCGGGCCTCCGCTATCGCAACCTACTACGGAGCAGAGGCCGCGCGCTACCAGGCGGACGCTGCCGGGGCAAAGGCCGCGATCGACGCGAGTGCGACCCGCGTTCAGGCGCAGGCGAGTGTCGTGGACGCGGAAGCACGGGCGTACAGCGCTGCGGTCGAGGGGGAAAAGACTTCTGCGCAGATGGACGCCCTGGTCATCGAGACCGAGATGAAGCACGAGCAGATTGCCTGGGAGAACCAGAAGCAGCTGGCCGAGGCATCAGCGCTGGCTTACGACGCCGCCCACAAGGGGGCCGTCGCTGCGGTCGAAGCCTCACGTCACATTTCTGCGGCCAACGCGCAGAACCAATCGGTCAAGGCCGCGGAGGCCAGCGCCAATGCGCAGGCATACTCAGCCGGGGCGCAGCAGTTAACGGCGGAAACGAACGCTAACGCTAAGGCGATTGATGCGGCTATCGCGGCGACCCAAGCGGAGATCGCGGTGTATGACGCTGAGACGAAGCGTGAAGCGGCAAGGCTGCAGTCCGATGCGCAGGTTGCCAGCGCCGATGCCTCAAGGGCCAACGCCCGCAGCTCCTGGGCAGAGTCGAAGGTGCGCTCCCAAGCTGTGCAGCTGCAGGCTGAGGCTGAGCAGGCGAAGCTCGATCAGACAGAGATGATTGAAGAGGCTAAACTGCAGATGCAGAAGCTTTTGCAGCTTTCTACCGTGCAGATTAGGGGGCTGGAGTCGATCTCACAGATCTACGCTCAGCTGGTGGCCGGCGCCTACAGCGCGGCGAATATCAGCGCAAGCATTGGTGATAGCTACTCGGGCAGCATGTCTGGGTCGGTCGGCTGCAGCGAAAATACCAATATAAACTTTGAAGGCGTTGCCGAGGATTAATATGACTAAGGTATTAGAAGACTTACGGGCTAAGGGTATTCCTTATAAGTTTAGCGGAGAATGGCCAGATCCGAAGCTACAATCGGGAAATACTTCGATAGTTCCAACGAGAAATAGTACTCCTGTAATTAATCCAGTTCCGGAGTCTACCCGTCCTGTTCCAACTGCACCAGGTGCAGTGTTTGGCCCGCTGGGAGACAATGGGTTGTTCAGGTCGGCTGTGACTCCCTCATTAGATTCAGTCCCTCCAGGGCCGGCACAGTTAGCGCAATTGGAGCCTGTTAGTAACCCAATCAAGTATGACCCTAACGTATTAGTTCGTCCTGCAGAATCTACAGGATCTAGAAGTCTATTGCCAGCACAGATCAAGGATAGGCATAATGAGACAATGGGTGCTCTTAATCAACAAGCTATAGCTGCCGGGGAACCTACAAATACTGTGCCTCCTGGTGGATTATTATCTGCCTATGGTATGCCTAATAGGGGGCCGGGTGTGCTTAGTCCCGTATCGCCGGTTTCAGCTAGTTCATCTTCAGCTCCACCTATACCATCAGCAAGTAATCCTCAAGAAGAATCTTCTGGATGGCAAAAGGCTTTGAATATTGGTGGGATGGCTGCAGGTCTTGCAGGTCTTGGAGCAGCTGCTAGGCTTCCGGGTTTAATAGCTAATCCTCTTTCAGGTCTACCCCCTAGAACACCGACACCACCTGGCATGGCAGCGCGAGGGGCAAGCGCTTTAGGTAGGGCCGTATTAAAACCGTTTGCTACTCACCCGGCTACGGCGGCGATAGGCGGAATGCTGTATTCAGGGAATACTCAAACAGACGAGCAGGAGATGGCTGAGAAAGCTAAATGGGAATCAGGTGAATATAGTTTGCCTGAGGGGTATACGGAAGCTACTACTCCAGAAGAGCGGGGCCAGTTGTTGGCAGACCCTGATTGGATAAAGACTAATGGCGCTGATCCTGAGCTTAGAACAGAGAAGCCTAGTTGGGATCATACAGGTAGTGTACCTGTAGTGCCCGGTGGAGCAGGGGATTCAGGCAACAATGCTCTAGGTACCGGCACTTCTTCTGCCTTAAATGTGCCCGACAACTGGACCAGAACCATCACCCAATCAGCCACTGATCCGGGTAGAGAGATCGCGGCGTACTCAAATGGAAAAGGAAGTTGGATGACTGGGGAACGGGATGTAGGTACTGGAGGTGGAACCTTTAGTGTTATCCGTGGTCCTGGCAGCAATGGGATGAGTACGGAAGAATGGGATGCACTACCGAATGAAGAAAAGATTAGCCGGAACGTAGCGGCCATTAGAAAAGCGGGAGAAGCTCAAAGGGCACTAGCTTATGCGAAAGCAGGTAGGACTCCTCCAGAAATGGGTGGAGATGGGGGGTATAGGAGAAGTGGAGGTTATGAAAGCAATCGTTCTCGTACTAGGACCCTAAATGAACTCATGGAAGGGCTATCGGGTGAGATAGATACTATGGGCGGGAAAGCCAACGTGTTAACGGCTAAGGGATTGATGATGCAGCGGCACTTACCTGAAGTGTTCGATAGGGTAACGGGTAGGACAGATGCAGCCACCGCAATGGATTGGCAGATGAAACAGCAGAACCTGGCACTGGAAAGGCAAAAGGCCATAGCGGCTCAGGCAAACGCGGACAGGACTTATGGAGTAGAGCGGGATAAGCTGGGATTAAGGGGAATAGAAACGGACCTGAAAAAGGCGGAGTATGTGGATGAGTTCCGGCAGAACTTTAGGGAGCGGTTCCATTTGCCTAATGCACCGACTGAAAGGTTGGCACAGGATGCCATTCGGATTTCCCAGGAAACCGGTATGTCACCTTATGATGTGCAACAAAAGATGGCACAGGAGTTGGCAAAGCAGAAAGGGAATGGGAAGAAGTTTGAGTGGAATAACGAGGAAAAATATAACCAATTCCTAATCAACGTAGGCACTCAGCAATGACTCCACATGAGAAACTTCGAGCGCTGGTAGATAGGGTTAATAAGAACTCTGCGAAACGACCTGCCACTGGAGGGGATGGTCGGATGGGAGAGGAAGCCATGAATACCGGCGCTGTGGCGCAGAACCAGGCGATGATGAACAAGGCTCTACCTATGGGCCGGACGCTGCCGTTGAGAGACCTGCAGCGTAAAGGAAAATAGACTACGAGTAGTCTTCAGGAAATCGAATGTACAAATGATCCGGGATCATTTGTACATACAAGTACCTGCTAATGCAGAACTAAGAGACCCAAACAATGCAACACCCTTTCTTTACCAATACCCCTAAGCTTCCCCAAGGTGTCTATGATCCGAACCTGGACATGCGCCCGGACCTGTCCGAGTGGCGCAAAGGTCTTGGTGCATTCGGTGATGAGATGCAAGCCTTTGGTGGTGGCCTGACAGCGCTGGGGGCGCAGCATTTGAAGAGTGTTGCACCTGAGGTAGCTCAAGGGACTTTAGACAGGGTACATGATTGGGGTGTAGGGACGTATGCGAAGAACATTCAGGAATCTACTGCAGGAAGGCAAGCACCTAAAGTCGCCAGGGTAGAGGACATTGATTCACCTGACGCGGCCAAGAGCTGGGCCTCGTACCAGCTTGGTAAGGGTTTGCCTATGCTGGCTAGTCTAGCTATTCCGGGTGCAGTGGGTGCTGGTATTGGTAAAGCAGCGGTGGGGCAAGGGACGAAGGCTGTCTTGAAGTCTCAGCTGGGCCGAACCGTAGCAGGTCGGGTAGTAGATAAGAAGGCTCAACAGATGGCCAGGGATGAGGTCAGGAAGTACATGGTTCGTGGTGCTGTAGGTGGCGGCATGGCCGGTGCCTTTGGTGTTGAGGGCGGCGCGGCCTATGGTGAGATGATAGAGGAAGGAGTTAATCCTGAAGATGCGGCTGGACCGGCTACTGCGGTGGGAGGAATTAACGCGGCACTGGAAGTGTTACCGATCTATAAGGTGGCAAAGAACTTGGGTGCTGGGGCACA